GCTGCATTGATTAAACATAACACAGGGAATGATACAATACTTCCCATTAACTGACCATTACGTTGAGGCAATTTCTCTTTTGTCTCCGGATTTTCTATGATATGACCTGTCAACGCTCGTTTAAAGAGCATTCTGGTAGTATCATCCAGACCTACTACATCAGCAATGGCATCACAACAATGATTACTATATTGTGCATCTAACTTGTTAGTTGCATCTTTATAGTCTACAGAAAGGTACTTTTCGTTATCTTTCAAAGCACCGTTTCCTAAACGGCTCTGTAGAAATTCAATTGTGACCCATTGACCAATGAGTTTGAAGGCTGGATGACGTTTCATAGTCTTCCAAAGAAATTTTTGTAATGGTTTTAAAGTTGTGTTAAGCATCGGAGGTCCTTTTGTGATCACACGAACCTTTAGCGCCTCTGCAAGGGCTACAGGAACGGCAACAGGATCTTCGATTATAGCAGCTGCCCGGATTCTTTGGGCAAGAACTTTAAATTTTTGAAGGAATTCATCATAACCTTCCTCTTCCACAGATACCAATCCAGTAACAGGATCAACATTCAAAGTTATTTTTGAACCTTCGTATCTTAGATCTTCTATAAGCTCCTTATTTGTCATTATTTCTGAAACTGCTCCTCCTTCTGATCTACTATTTATATAGTTGGCAGAAGTCGAAGGAAAGAATGGAGAATATAACATCTCTTCTTGGAATTTTTCATCTTGAAAACATTCGATTACAGTTCTTGTAATTTCAGATTTTAATAAATCGGGAGTCATATACGTTTTATCACGTATTTTAGGATCTTTGATACTATCAATATCAGCCCAATCAACTAACCAAGCATTCGATTGTATCGGTGCAGGTGTAGTTAAGGTGATAAAGGTGTCAACCATAGCTTTTTTGAGTTGAGGTTCATCAGGTCTGTCTAGTCCTTTCTTTAATTGGAGAATTGTCGTCATGAAACTATGTAAGTTTTCACGATGTTCTCTTGGATTATCAGCAACCTTAATGAATTGGTATCGTAGGAATTTGTATGCTCGTCCACCTAAGAGTATATGTGGTTCATCTTTGTTTGTAAAAGGACGAGGAGGAATTTCTTGAGGGTCATTGAAGAATTGGGTATGACATGCAGCATAGTATGCTGCGAGTTTATATTTCATGAACGGAATAAAACCACCACATTGAGAAGCACAGGCTTCCCAGTGATTAAGTGTGGGGGTTGTGGTATATTTTTGGATTTCAAAATCAAAGTATTTATTCATTGCATCTAATATTACAGTTATAGTGTTAAACAGTTTC